TTGAAGTCGCGGAAGTCACGGCGGAGGAAGATCTGGCGGTAGGTCGGCTGCGCCGGCTGGTAGGCGGCGAGCAGCATCTTGTTGGCGGCGCCGGCCAGCAGCAGCGGGAAATCGGAGCTGGTGTGGAAGGCACGCTCGGCGAGCAGGGTCGGATTGCGGGGTACGCTCCGCTCGCCGCGGGCGCGCAGCAACTCGCCGATCATGTCGGAGGGGCGCCAGCCCATGAACTCGGCGTGGCGTCCCGCCCCCTGCGGCTGGTAGCCGGGCATGGCCCGTGCTGCGAGCGCCTCGGCCATGGCGTCGAGGATCTGCGCCGGGTCGTCGTGGCCGGGGCCGGTTTCGGGGCGGGCGGGGATCGAAGGACGCGGGCCCTGGGCGACGAGAGCATCGAACAGGGCACGGCGGGCCTGGTCGCCGGTCCAGCCGGTCGAGATCGCCTCGGCGCGGATCGGGGTGATGCGGTCGGCCGGGAGGAGGGCGCGGGCGGCCTCGACCGCAGTGTCGATGCCGGCGATGCGCTCGCGCTCGGCGCGCTGCGCCTCGGCACGGACTGCGTCGAGATCTGCCGAGACGGCGCGGGTCGGCTCGGGCGCCGGAGCGGCGGCCGCAGCGGGGGGCGTGGTGGTCACGGTCGGCTCCTGGGGCGGGGTGGCGGGCGGCGACGCGGCAGGCGGCGCCGACGGGGCAGCAGCCGGCTCGGCCGGCGTCGTCTCGGGCATGGGTGGGTCCTCGTCAGGCAGGGCAGGCTCGATCGCCGGTGCGGGGAGGCCCTGCTCCCCCTGCGCACGGACTGCGGCGTCTCGGTCCACCGGGACCGGCACGACGGAAATCTCGAAGGGCTCCCAATCCACCGCACGATGGACGGTCTCGCCGGTGGCAGCGTCTGGCTGCGGCTCATAACGGTGCACGCGGTAGCCGACGCTCACGGCGCGCAGCGTGCCGTCGGCGATGCGCTGCCAGACAGGTTCGACGTCGGCGGCGGCGCTGAACTGCAGCGTGGCGTAGCCGCGTCCGCGCTCGAGGCGGGCGGCGGTGACGCGGCCGAGCACGTCGCGGGCGCCGCCGCGGCGATGGGTGTCGAGCACCGGGGCGCGGCCGGAGCGGAGCGCGTCCATGCGCACCGCGTTGGGCAGCATCTCCAGCTCCTCGGTGATCAGGCCGAGGGCGGGGACGAAGTTGCGGGCGCGGGCGCCGGTGCTCCACACCACCTCGACGGTGCGCGCGGCGCGATCGACGGTGGCGGGCGCCGCAATCGCGCGCTGCGCCAAGATGGGCGCAGCAGCAAGCTCCGGAGCGGCATTACTGCCGCCCGGCTCGATCGGTTCGGTCATGGTCAGCCCTGGGGTGCTATGTCTCGGGGCGGCGCCGCAGCGCCGGTGGCGGCGATTTCGACTGCGGCCATCTGCGCGGCGTCCTGCGCGGCGCCGGACTTCGCGACCCGGCGCGGATCGGTGTCGAGCGCGATCCCGGCCTCGTCGAGCAGGGCGTTGGCCTCGCGGATCATCTCCACCGCGGCGCGAAAGTCGTAGCCGAAGGCGCCGGCCGCCTCGGGCTGCGGCACGAAGCCGGCGCGCACCTGGGCGATGAGGGCGGTGGTGTCCTTCAGCGGGTCGATCATCTCGTGCGCCGGCGGGACGTGCGACACGCCGTCCGGCAGCTCGGCGCCCCACAGGCCAAGCAGCGCGCCCTGCGCGTGGAAGCGCTCGGCGATCGGCCGCACCAGCATCGGGATCAGCATGCCGTACTGGACCTGCTCGCAGAGCCGGCGGAACTCGATCTTGCCGGCGCGGAGGCTGGAGTAGTTCGCCTGGGTGAGGTCGCCGGAGACCTGATCGTAGGTCAGCCCGGCGCCGACGGCCGCGGCCTCGAGAGCGCGCCGGGCGAAGGCGGTGTGGGATCCGCCGCCGGAGGGGTTCACCACCTCGACCGAGCCCATCCCCCGCCGGTAGAGGATCATCCCCGGCTCGAAGCTCTCGACCGTGCGGCCCTGCGCATCCCGCAGCAGGCCAGCCGCGGCGCCGGTCAGCGCCTCGTCGCCCTCCTCGGTCACCACCGCCGCGAGGCAGGCCTCGATCTTGGCCTTCATCAGCAGGGCGGCCTCGTAGTCGCCGAGATCCCGCAGGCGCAGCAGTACCGGCGCCAGCCAGGACACATCGCGCAGCTGGCCGGGGCGGCGCTTGCGATAGATGTGCAGGACTTCCGATGCCGGGATGCGCTGGCTGCTCTGCCAGGTGGCCCCCGGCAGGATCCACGCCGCGCCCGGATGGACGCGATGCAGCCAGTAGCCGATCGGCGCGCCGGCCTCGCCGAGCGCGATGCCCTGGATGGTTGGTGAACCGTCGACCATGCCGTTGCGCGCGGTGTCGAGGTGGTCCGCCTCCAGCACCTGCAGGCGCAGGCCGATCGGATTGGCAGGCGATGGCGCTACCAGCAGGAAGCGGACGAAGCACTCGCCGCTCTCGACGACCGCCCGCATCACCAGCGCCTGCAAGCCATAGAGATCGAGCCGCCCTTCGGCATCGCAGGCGGTGCTCTCGGCCCAGCGCTGCCAAGCGCGGCCGTGGGCGTCGTCGGGCCAACGCGTCGTGATGCCGGCGCCGACGGCATTGCCGGTCCACAGATCGACGATGCGGCTGGCATAGGGATCGTTCCGAACGGCGTCGCGCGCGCGGCGGGCGACCGTCGCCGCGGCCACGCCGACCTCGGCGTTGGCGCTGCCGCCGGACGGCGCCCAGGCGGACGCGCGCCCGTCCTGCGCGGCGGCGTAGCCGCGCAGCACCGCCCAGGCGTCACGGACACGGCGCGTCAAACGATCGATCACGCACCGCCTCCGCGCGTGAAGCTCGCCAGCGTGACGGAGGGTCGCCGCGCTGCGCTGTTCTCCGCGCCATGCAGCGCCGCGAGTGCGCGGCCGAACTCGTCGAGGCTGCGGTACTCGACGGTGCGCCCGTCGAAGGTGACGCGCGTGGTGCCACCGGTATAGGCCGCGGCCAGCACCGCAGCCCGGCTGCCGGCCGGCTGCGCCAACGCCCAGGCGAGGACAGCGGGGTCCATCAGGCGGCCCGCAGCGTCGGCAGGGGTGCTGCGGCGTTCACGAGATAGGACAGCCCGCTCGGCGGGTTCGGCATGATCGGCACACCAGGCTGGTGCGTCAGTGCTGCGAAGAAGCCATTCTCGCTGCCGGTGGTGCCGCCACCGGCGCCGCCATCCGCCGCAGCCGAGCCGAGCAGCAGCGTGTTCCCCCCACTGAACGCCTGGGTGCTGGTGCCGCGCACGGTGGGCGTGCCGGAGAAGGCGAACAGCAGCCACCAGATGCCGGCCGGGATCCAGCGCGGCTGCGCGAAGGGGCAGAGCGCATTGCCGGCGGAGGTGGTGTCGGCGTCTGCGACCGGCTCCTCGATGAGGCGTCCGGGATGCCCCGTGCCATCGTCGGCAGCCAAGGCCATGCGCAGCAGGCCGGCCGCCCCGGTCGTCACGCTCACCGCCATGGCCGAGAACAGCCCCGGCCGCGCTAGGACATAGGGCACGCAGTACAGTCGGTTCGCCGTCATAGCGACGGCGCCGCCGACCGCGCGCGCGTGCTGCGAGGCGTAGAACCGCCCTGAGACATACGGCAGCATCGCCGGCGCCGGCGGCAGGTAGTGCTGGAACAGCGCGGTCATGCGAGCGGCCGGATGCCGAGGGTGAGCAGCCGCTCCGCCGCCTGGTTCACTGGTGCGGCGGCAAGGCCGGAACGCAGCCTGAGCCAGCGCCAGCCGAGCAACAGCGTCGGCGGCAGGGTGAGCGCACGGCCTGCGGCGACCATCAGCACCACTTCGTTGCCGAGGTGGTCATGGAGATCCGCCCATGCCGCGGGTTCGCCCTCGTCGAGCGAGCCCTGCAGGGTGAGCGGGGCGTCGGTCCAGGCGGCGGGCAGCAGCACGAGGCAGACGCCGTAGCCGACGCTGGCGACGGGCCCGCTCAGCGCCTGGCCAGCGGCGATGCTGGTGCGCACCGGGACGATGGCGGTCATGGAGATCTCCAGGTTCAGCGCAGCCAGCCGGCGCGCGGGGCGAGCCAGCCACGCGGGCGATGGGTGTCGGGCGCGACCGGCGGCGCCGACAGGGGAGCGACGTTCCCGGTGGTGGGAAGTTCGCTCGGCCGCAGCGGGGCGTCGGCGATCTGGTCCCGCAGCTGCTGCCAGAAGCGCTCGCCGTAGCGATCGGCGCCGAGCAGCCAGAGGGCCGCACGGGCGAGCACGGCGCAATCCAGCGCCTCGTTCCGCTCGCGCAGCTTGGCCCATTCCTGCCGCGCGAAGCCGCGGCGGTCCTTCACCGTGCGCAGCTGCTCGGCGACGAGTTGCTTGACCCACTCCGCCTCGATGCCCTGCGGCAAATGCACCCAGCCAGGCGGCCATTCCTCTGCGTCGCCGCGGCCGAGCCAAAGCCGGCGGTAGAGGTCCGCCTTCCAGGTCGAGACCGAGACGGTCCAGAGCTTCAGGCCGCGGCGGAGTTTCCGGCCATCGACCAGCGCATCCACCGGCGTCGGGCCCTGCACCGGCTGCGCGCGGTTCCAGCCATCGACGCCCTTGGTCGGCGCGATGCGCGGATCGCGCAGCCGGCGCAGATGGCCATAGACGGCGGCGGTGTCGCGGCCGCCGGTGTCGACGCAGAGGCGGGCGATGCGCATGGCGCCGCCCCCGTGGCGCGGCCAGTCGCGGCCGAGGAGGCGGGCCAACTCGTCCCAGGGCTCCCGCTCCCGCGGGCTGCCCTGGATGACGACGTGATCGACCAGCCACGACGAGAAGCCCTCCGCCCAGCCCCAGACGTCGCATTCCAGGCGATCGTCCTGCACGTCCACGCCGGCGGTCAGCACCAGCGCGCCCGCAGGCACGACGCCCATGGCGAAATCCTCGCGGCGCTCGACGAGCCGCTCCCAATCCGGCGCCTCGCCCTGCTCCTGCCAGGTCTCGCCCAGCACGGTGTTTTTGAAGGTCTTGATGTCCTCGGGCTTGCCCTGGGCCGCCTCCCAATCCCTGGCGATCTGCGCCCAGGAGAGCCAGCCCACGGGCGAGTAGAGCGCCGAGATGTGAAAGCCGATCGTGTGCGGATCCTGGCCCTCGGCCGTCGCGCGCCACTCCCCGCCGCTGAGCATCGCGGTCTTGTCGTGCTCCTGCATGGGGTGGTCGCAGGCCGAGCAGTGATACCGTGCCGTCTCCGGCGCGCCCTTCTCCCAGAGCAAACGCTCGAAGCGCAGCCACTGCATCTCGCCGCATTCCGGGCACGGCACGAAGAACCGCCGCTGGTCGGAGGCGAGATACTCCCGCTCGATGCGGCTGCGGCCGGCGATGGTCGGCGTGCTGACCAAGAAAGCCTTGCGGCGCCAGCCGAAGGTGCGGGCGCGCGCCTCGGCCAGGGCAATCGGATCGCCCTCGCCGGCGACGTCGCCGGGATAGGCGTCCACCTCGTCGAGAAACAGGAACCGCGCCGTCATGGAACGCAGCCCGACCGCACTATTCGCGCCCGTCAGAACCAGGATACCGCCGGGGAATTCCTTCGACAGCATGGTGTTGCCGCTGTCGCGAGCCCGCGCCGGGGCAACCCGCTCCCGCAGCGCCGGTGTTTCCTCCAGCAGCGGGTCGATGCGCTGGCGGGAGAAGCGCTTGGCCAGTTCCACGGTCGGCTGCACCGCCAGCGCGGGCGCCGGCACGTGGTGCATGATGTAGCCGAGCCAATTGTTGCCGCTTTCCGTGGCGCCGACCTGCGCGCCCTTCATGAAGACGACGCGCCGGGCGGGATGCACCGCCGACAGCGCGTCCATCACGTCCTTCAGATAGGGCGTGCGGCTGGTGCGCCATGGCCCTGGCTCGGCCGACGCCCGGCTACCGAGCATGCGATGCCGCTCGGCCCATTCCGTGACGGTGAGCTGCGGCGGCGGGCGGAGCATGGCGCCGACGCGGCGGCGCACATGCTCACGGCTGCGAAGGCCGGTCCCCTCCGAGGCCTGCTGGATCGAAGCGATCGGCCGCCTCCGTCAGCAGGTCGTTGATGTGGCTCTGCAGGATGGTCTGCAGCAGATGCGGGTCGACGCTGATCTCGGCGGCGATCAGGCCCGACACGCGGGCGGGCCAGTTCAGCAGCGCGTCCCGCATGGTGCTGCCGATCTCATCGAGGGCAGCGTTCGCCTCGGTGACATCGAGCAGGCGGCGCTTGGTCTCATCCAGCGAGAGGCGCTGCGCCTCCACCTTCAGCGCCAGCTGCGCGACCTTCAGCCGGGCGAAGGGCGTGCCCTCGGCGCCGGCAGCGCCGCCACCATTGGCGAGCGGCGAGCGGACAGGATCCGCGGTCTCCACCAGGCGGCGGCGGGTCTTGTCGATGTCCCACTGGCCGTCCGGCTCGCGGGCGATCCGGCTGGTCTGCTCGGCCTTGCGCAGCGCGGTCTCGGTGATGCCGATGCGGCGCGCAGCCTCGCGGGTGGAGGGGGTCAACTCGGGCATGGCGGCGGACCTCCCGCCGCGCGCGTGGTCGGATAAGTCAGCGCGCCGCGCGCGCTGTCAGCATTCGTGCGGTGGTGCGCCACAACCCAGGTGAATAACGAGCATTCGGGCACGGATTTCTGTGTGCAATCCGCGTCGCGCCGTGCGACATCACCTCGACCATCGAGGGCCGACGAAGATGCTGCAGCCCAGCGCACCGAAGGACATCGAGAAGATGGTCGAAGCGACCGCGAAGGCGATGGCCCTTGCGGAGCAGAGCGTCGGCACACCGCGCATGGTGAAGCTGTACCTCGATGACGCCAGGAGGGTGTTGCTGGACGTCGCCAAATCGGCGAAGCGCCAGAATTGGACGATCGAGGAGTTGATCCTCGCCCTCGATCCGCCGAAGCCCAGGCCGAAACCCTGGGAGAAGTACGCGGACCCGCCGCGGCGCGGCGGGCCCTGATCGCGGCGCCGGCGGCGTCAGTCGGCGATGCGATAGATGCTGTAGCTGCCCCGGGCGCCCTCTTTGTTCGGGCCGATCTGGCGGATGCGCTCCAGCACCTGCACCTCGATCCCCTGGCGCTTCTTCAGGCCGGCGAAGAATCCGCGCACCGTGTGCTGCTGCCAGCCGGTGGCCTCGCAGATCTGCGCAATGGTCGCGCCGCCATCGCGGCGGAGCATCGCGAGCACCGTCTCCTGCTTCGTCCCCTCGCGCGACTTGCGCGGCCCGCCCGGCTCGCGGGCCGGCCGCCCTGGCTTGCTGGCCAGCACGGCGCGCAGGGCGTCGATCGCCGTCGGCAGGTCGGTGCGCTGGTTCTCCTCGTCGTCCCAGGCATCGAGGACGCGCTGCGCGACCTCCTTCAGCGTGGCGTTGCGCGTCGCTCGCGGGGCGGCCAGCGCCTGGTCCAGCAGGGCCACCTCCGCCGGCAGGGCAGGGTAGAGGGCGGCCTCCGGGCTCGCCGCGAGGGCGTCCTGCGGCGGCGCGGCCTCCCCGCCCGTCGGTGCTGTGTCGCCAACCGTGGCGGGCTCCGCCGGCTCGTCGTCACTATCGATCAGCCGCGCGTCCGCCCCGTTGCGTTCGTCGCGTGGCCGGGTGTCCTCGACCTCCTCCGCCTCGCCCTCCGGCGTGACGCCGATGGCGCGCAGCCCGGCCTCGGTGATGCGCAGCAGGCGGGTCCGCCCGTCGATCTGCCAGGCGTCCCGGGCGTTGTAGGCGCTGGCGTGCTCGTCGCTGACCAACCCCTGCTTGATCAGGGACTTCGCCACCGTCTGCCGCGCCGCGGCGGGGAGGCGCTCGGGCGGGATGGCGAGGCGGTCGTCGCGCTGGCTCGCCTGGCTGAGGAGGATGCGCTGGGTGTCGGAGAGCTTCATGTCCGGGCTCCTGGTTCCGCACCCGAAGGTCCGGGTGCTACGAGCCCAAGCCCCGCCGGCGTCACCCGGTCGGGGCGGTGTGGGAGTGATCCGCGTCAGAGGGCGTATTCGCCGCGGCGGAAGTGCTGGTCCGCGATGTCCTTCAGCTTCGCGGTAGCATCCGCAAGCCAGGCCGCTTCGCCCCAGAGCACCGTCTCGGGGTCCGCGCCGAAATGACCCTCGCTGGCCTGATGCAGTTCGGTCAGCAGGGCATCGAATTCGGCCTTCTTCGCGAGAAAGGCGGCCAGGCTGCGTTCCTGATTGCGGGCGGCGCGGGCTTGGCGGTCGGTCATCGTCGTCTCCGTCTTGATGCAGGGCATGCCCTGCGTGTGACGGACCATTCGCGCTGTGTCGCGCGCGAGCCAAGCAAGATGCAGTGGCCCGGGATTGCTATGTTTCGGCGCTGTGGATCACATCATGATCGACGTCGCCGCGCGTGGCCGCGATGTCCGCGAAGGTGCGGTCTTCGCCATCCAGCACCGCAGACTCGCCGGTCGCCTCCTGCCAGCGGCGCACGATCACATCGGCGTAAGCCGGGTCGAGCTCGAGCAGCGCCGCACGACGCTCTGTCCGCTCCGCCGCGATCATCGTCGTGCCGGAGCCACCGAAGGGATCGAGCACGGTGTCCCGCTGCTTGCTGCTGTTGCGGATGGCGCGTTCCACAAGTGCCACTGGCTTCATCGTCGGGTGCAGGTCGTTCCGCGCCGGCTTGTCGAAGTGCCAGACATTCCCCTGGTCGCGGGCGCCGCACCAATAGTGCTCAGCGCCTGCTTTCCAGCCGTAGAGCATCGCCTCGAACTGCTGATGGTAGTCGGCGCGGCCGAGCGCGAAGGTGTTCTTCGCCCAGATGATCGTACTCGACCACTTCCCGCCGGCTTCCTGCCAGGCGCGATGCAGCGTCGGCCATTCCGACGAGGACATGCAGACGTAGCAGGCGCCCTTCGTCACTGAGAGCAGGTTGGCCAGCGCCGGGCGGAGGAAGTCCAGGAAGCCCCGGCCCAGCGCGTCGTTGGCGATGGTCATCCTGGCCGCGGTGCCGCCCTGGTAGGCGACGTTGTAGGGTGGGTCCGTGAAGGCCATGTCAGCGAGGCGATCGCTCCCGAGGGCGCGCTGCACATCGCCGAGCTTCGTGGCGTCGCCGCAGAGCAGGCGGTGACCGCCGCAGCGCCAGAGGTCGCCGGCACGGGTGACGGGCGCCGCCGGAGGCACCGGCGCATCGTCGACGTCGTCGCCGAAGCCGACATCTGCCGCGGCCAGCAGCCGGTCGAGTTCCATGCCCGAGAAGCCGAGGACGTCGAGGTCCACCACCGCCTCGTCGCGGATGCGCGCAATCTCGGTGGCGAGCAGCGCCTCGTCCCAGCCGGAATTGAGCGCGATCTGATTGTCGGCCAACCGCAGCGCCCGCGCCTGCGCCTCGGTCAGGTGGGCGAGCCGGATCACCGGCACCGTCGCCATGCCGAGGCGCTTCGCAGCCATGACTCGGCCGTGACCCGCCACTAGGACGTCGGCGGCGTCCACCAGCACGGGGTTCACGAAGCCGAACTCGGCGATGGAGGCGGCGATCTGCGCCAGCTGGTCCTCGGAATGCGTTCGCGCGTTCTCCGCGTATGGAACCAGCGCGGCGACGGGGATGGTGGCGACCGCGAGATCAGGCAGCATCGACCAACGCCTCCGCCCGCTCTGCAGCCACGGCATCGTAACCTCGGCCGTCGCCATCCAGCGTGACGTTCAGCTCGGGGAACAGCATGCGGTAGCGAGCGATGGCGAGATCGACATAGGCCGGCGCGAGCTCGATCGCCCAGACCTTCCGCCCCGTGCGCTGCCCGGCGAGGATCGTCGTGCCGGAGCCGGCGAACGGCTCGAAAACGGCGTCGCCGAGGTTGGCGTAGGTCTGCATCAGGCACTCCGGCAGCGCGACGGGGAATACCGCCGGGTGCTCGGTCTCGATCCCCCGCCCCTTGTGGCGGGTGATCCGCAGCACACTGTCCGGGATGCGCATCTCCTGCACGGGCAGTCCGATATGGGTGTAGGCTTTCACCTCGCCGTCGGCGGCGCGCAGCCCGCTGCCCTTGTTCGGCGTGCCGGCCCATTTGCAGGGCACGATCTTGTTCGGCGCGCGGGCCTCGCGGTTGAAGTGGAAGACGAGTTCGAAGGCCGGCGCGAGGCGGCCGTTCCAGTCGCCGGGCAGGCCGGGTCCCTGGTCCCAGGCGTAGAGCCCAAAGCGCCGCCACCCTTTGGCGCGCATCCAGTCGAGCCAGCCCTGCCAGTAGGGCTGCCACTCGCCGTCGCGATGGATCAGGCCCAGGTTCACGAGCACCTGGCCATTTCCGGTGAGGATCGTTGGTAGATGCTGGAACACGCCCTGCATCAGCGCGTCCCAATCCGAGACGCCGCCGGTGGTATAGGCGCGCTGGTTCCCGTACGGCGGGGAGGTGAAGAGCAGCGCGACGCGGTCCGTGCCCATGACGCGGGCGACCGACGCCGCGTCGGTGCCGTCGCCGCAGAGCAGGCGGTGCTCGCCGAGCAGCCAGAGGTCGCCCGGTCGGGTAACGGCCTGGCGCGGCGGATCCGGTTCGGCATCGGCCGGATCATCTTCCGCCGCTGCCTCCGTCTCCGCCGCGCCGTCCTCGCCCCCCTGGACCGCGGGCGCCGACAGGGCCTCGGGCGCGTCGCCGTCGGACACGGCCCCTCCGGCCGCCGCGAGGATGTCGTCTAGTTCCGCGGCCGAGAAGCCGAGCGCGCCGAGATCGATCTCCGGCGCCGCCTGGGCTGCGGCGAGCGCATCGCGCAGCAGCGCCTGGTCCCAGGTCGCGTTCTCCGCGATGCGGTTGTCAGCAAGCCGCAGCGCTTCCTTCTGCGACGGCGAGAGATGCCGCAGCACGATGGTCGGCACCTTCTCGATGCCGAGTGCGACGGCAGCCGCGAGCCGGCCATGGCCGGCGATCAGCACGCCGTCCTCGTCCACCAGCAGCGGGTTGGTGAAGCCGAAGGCCAGCATGCTGACCTTGATCTGCTCGATCTGCGCGGCGCCGTGCACGCGCGCGTTGCCGGGATGCGCACGCAGTTCCGCTACCGGGCGTAGCAGGATCTTCGCTGCCATCCAGGGGAGCGTCATCGGGCCATCCAGGATCAGGGTGGGTGCGAACCATGCGAACCGCGGCTGCGCACCGACGCGGCCATGGTTCGCAGCTAAGCAATTGAGATCAGGGCCGCAGGGTGCGAACTGCGAACCACTTTTCGGGCCAGGCGCTAGCGATGTTGCGCGCTTCCGCCCCCCGCATACAGCGGGGCCAGGAAGGACCCTGCGGCTCGAGAGCCACTGTCTCGATTGAGCCGCAGCGTGGCTGCTCAGCCGCGGCGCTCTCGCACCTTCTCTACGTGTCTTGCTTCTAGCCTTATCGATTTCGGAGCCGCTACGGGGTGAATTGTAACAGCGTGATCGGGGCGATGATGACCGCCCCGATCATCCTGCGTCACGCCGCCCTCGCTCGTGGCATCAGCCCGAAGTGCACGGCGAGAATGCCGAGGGACCCAACCAGGATGCCCTGTCCCACTGGGCCGTGCACCGTCCGTCCGGCCCAGCCCTGCCGCATCGACCACTCGCGGACCGAGAACTCCAGGCCGATGACAAACCAAGCGCAGGAGCCGCAGGGGCTGTCCTGCCCCCCCAACGCATCGAGCGCCGCAGCGACGCGGCGCCGTGCCTCCACCTGCATCGTCGAGAGCGTGTCGACGCGCGTGCCTGGGATGCGCATGATCTGCGACGTCGACATGCTGTCGAAGCAGGCGGCGCGGAACAGCCCGCGGAAGATCTCACCCGCTTCGTGCATCTGTGGCGTGATGCTGCCGTGCGCCAGCATCAACCCGAGCGTGTCCACGGCGCGGCGATGCTGGACTGGGCTGCCGGTCTCGGGATCCGCCTCGCGGATCGGGTCCGAGAAGCCACCATGCTGCAGCCGCCACTTCGAGGGCTTCGCCAGATCGTCGTGCTTCGGCTTCGCCACCTTGGGCTTGCGCTTACCGGCCATGGTGGTTCTCCCCGTTGCGACGCCCCCAGCGTCGGTTGGCTTCGTTGGTGATGGCCTGGCGGAGCCAGTCGTCCGTGATGTCGGCGACAGGCAGCGCCGCCACGCCATGGCGATGCCACGCGGCGGCGCGCATGGCGTTCACCTCGCTGTCGTTGGTCGGGCTGCGCGTGCCGCGGTCGAGGCAGGACCGGGGCGGCAGTGGTGCGCCGTGCATGCTCATGCGCGGCCTCCCGTGGGGTCGGTGGCCCAGAGCAGAAGGGCGATGGCATCCGCCTCGTTGTCGTCGGCCGGCGCGAAGCCGCGAGCCTGGATAGCGGCGACCATCTTCGCCTTGTCGGCGTTGCCCTTGCCGGTCGCGAAGCGCTTGATCGTGCCGACCGGAACGCCCTCGTAGGGGACGTCGTGCTCCTCGCACCAAGCGGTCAGCATGCCGAGGAAGCCGCCGTAGATGTGCGCCGCATCGGTGCCGGCATGGGCGCGGACTTCCTCGAACACGATCCGCGCCACGCCGCCGGACAGAGCGGCGACCTCGGCCAGCCAGCCACGGAAGCGCAGGAAGCGCATTCCGCCGCCCTCGAAGCGGCTGGGGCGGAACGTCATGGTCCCCGAGGTGATGCTGCCGTCCTGGCCGCGCAGCGCCCAGCCGGTGGTGGTGCCGAGATCGAGCGCGAGCACGGTGTGGTGCGCCAGGCTGGTCGCAGGCGGGAGGGCGATGGGCGGGCCGCTTGCATGGGCGGCGTGCATGGTGAGAGTCGCGGGTGCCATGGTGGTCTCCGAGAGGGGATGATCCTGGTGAGGGCAGCGACGGCGCGGTTCTTGGCGGAGCTCGCCGTCGCTGCCCGGCATTTCGGGCGGGCCTTTATCCGGCGGCCCGATCGCTGGCGGCCGGTGCCGCCCCAACCCAGGACCCAACCGGGTCCAGCCTGCGGCGACCGGGCAGGAAGCACTTTCACGCCAAATCAACGCGTTACGGGAGCGTGTCCCAACGTCCCAACCTGGGCCGACATCCCCTAAACCTATAAGGAGAATGTATGTCCGGCCCGACCCAGACCTTCCGCATCTAGGTTTCAGACCCGTTGGGACGGTTGGGACGTTGGGACCAGCAGCCGCAACCACCTGATTTCGCGTCGAGATTTGCTGTCCCAACCTCAAAGAGGGGGTTGGGACCGCGGGGCGAGGTTGGGACAGCAGCGGCGCGGCCTGCATCACGAGCTGCCCTCCGGGCGCGGCGCCCGATAGCGCCACTCCCGCGCACTCCGGCCCGAGGCTCCGGATTTGTACCGCTCCCACTTCCTTGCCTTCAGGAAGCTGGAGACACGCATCTGATCTGCCCGGGTCCATTTCGCCGGTTCGATGCTGAGCGCCTTCTCCAGCACCTCGCCGACCGAGACGTCGGTCAATGGCGTCGGGCGAGGCACGTGGCGGTCCTGCCAGTCGTCATAGTTGCCGAAGCCCACGTTCACGCTGCGCCTCTCGGAGACCAGCCAGCGCTCAATCAGCGCATCCCAGGCATCTGGCTCGTAGCGGGCCTCCTGCTCGGCGGTGGCGGAGGCGATGAGGTCACGATCCTCCAGCCACCACGGCGCGCCCGCGTTGAACCGGGCCACGGCCTCAGCCCAGAGCTGGTCGCGGTCGCGGCGCAGCCCGTCGAGGTCGATGTCCCCGCAGCGGAGCGGCCAGAAGCGGCGGTTGCCGGTTTCATCGCGCAGATAGGTGTCGGGATTCACGCTGCCGGCGAAGACGCACTGCCGCGGCACGGTGACGACGTATCGCTCATAGGGCGGCCGGTACCGATCGGATGTGCGGGTGAGGAAGGCCTTGATGCGCGACACCTCGGCCCTGCCGATCGCGTCGAGTTCGGCCATCTCAATGATCCACACGCCACGCATCTGCTGCGCGGCATCCTTCGAGCCGATCTCCGCCAGCTCGTCGGTGAACCAGGCATCGGAGGCGAGCACCTTCAGTGCCGTCGACTTCCGGATGCCCTGCGGGCCTTCCAGGATCAGCATGTGATCGGCCTTGCAGCCGGGTCGCATGATCCGCGCGACGGCAGAGATCATCCACAGCGACGCCATGGCCCGGTTCAGCGGCGTGTCGGCAGCCCCGAGATAGGTCACGGCCCATGCGTCGAGGCGCAGTGTCCCATCCCAGGCGAGCGCGCGGAGATAGTCCTGCACCGGATGAATGCGGATGTTACGGGCGACGGCCACGACGCTGCGCCCCACCACGACGGGCGGGACGTTGATCTCGTGGCGCTGCAGCCATTCGGCGCAGCGGACATCGTCCGCATCCCCCCAGGCCCTCGGCAGGGTGCTGGCGGCGGGCTCCCAGGGCAGGGCGCGGGTGACCAGGATCTCCTGCGCGAATTCGTCGAAGACCAGCGC